ACGCAAAGACCTATACTGTTCGTGACATAGCTGATGGTGGATTTAAGACGGATAAAATTACACTGCCCATCATAGCCCGAAAAGGAAATGAGGAGCTGCGATTGTTTGTTGAAAAGATAAATCGCTACACGGCATTGGGCACTTACCTAAAAACATTTGTTGAGGGGATTAAAAAACACAAGACAGAAAATGATTTTCTGTATCCAAGTTTTATGCAATGCGTGACATCAACGGGAAGATTGTCCAGTCAGAATCCTAACTTTCAAAATCAACCACGAGCACGAACGTTTCCCATACGAAAAGTCATTGTCTCCCGGTTTGAGAATGGTAAAATTATGGAAGTTGACTTTGCCCAATTGGAATTTAGAACGGCTGTATTTCTAGCACAAGATAAACAAGGTATGAAAGATATTTCAAATGGTGTTGATGTGCATCAGTTTACAGCAGATACAATAGGATGTTCCAGACAGGACGCAAAAGCCCATACATTCAAGCCCTTGTATGGTGGCATGTCCGGAACGGAAAATGAAAAGAAATACTATTCAGCGTTCTTAAAAAAGTACCCTGATATACGAGTTTGGCATGACGAGCTGCAGAATGAAGCCATACGGCACAAGGTCGTAACGATACCGACAGGTAGAGAGTACGCTTTTCCAAAAGCAGAACGCATGCCATGGGGCGGTTCAAGTTTCTCGACAAAGATAAAAAATTATCCGGTTCAGGGATTTGCCACTGCCGATATTGTTCCTCTAGCGTGTATTTTAATTAATGATTTGCTAGAGCAGAACAAAACCAAGAGCCTACTTATTAACACCGTGCATGATTCCATTATTGCTGATGTTTTTCCTGAAGAGGAGAAGATTGTCGCACAATGCCTGAACAATGGGTGTTTAGGGGTTATCAGCAAGATGAAAGACACGTACGGAATCAATTTCAATGTTCCTCTGGATGTTGAGTTAAAGGTAGGCTCTAACTGGTTGGATACGAAACTTTACGCTTGACAAATACTGTAAATCCGGTATTATATAATTTAAATAAAACCTATGGAGGGTTAAATATGACGAATGAATTACAAGCTTTTGAATCTCTCAGTAAAGAGGAGATCATGAAAATGACGGGTCAGGACGATGACTCACAAATGGGTTCAGGAATTTTACCAAGATTGTCCATAAATAAATTAGCCGAGGATGATGACGGAAACGCTTTGCGTCCAGGAGTTTATACAATCTACGATCCTGAATCTGAAAAAAAAGTATACAGCTTAAAGGATAAGCCTGTTAATTTCAGGCCCTTTATAAACGCCTATCAGTATATGCAATATGACGCTGAAAACAATAACTATTCATGCACATCAGTTATCTTTAAATCGTGGAAAGATGATCCCATTGATTCTAAAGGTGGCGTTCGATGCGGAAAGGTTATCGGAAAAGACAAGAATCAGTTGTCAAAAGCTGAACTGGATAATCAGCGTGACACCAAGTGCTATCGTTTGGTGTATGGCTTATTGTCAATGGACTGTACAACGGCTGATGGTCAACCCACGTCCATAGAGGATGTGCCTATTTTATGGCGAGTAACAGGAACAAATTTCAAACCTGTTGGTGAGTCCCTAAAAAGCCTGAAAAGCCGTGGCAATCTTATGCAGAATCATTTTCTTAACTTAACGTCCAATCGCAGAAAAAGTGGAGACACCGTGTGGTATGTTTCAAAAATTGCAATTGACAACAAGACAGTTAAGTTCACGAAAAAGGATCTGGAAACTATGGATTTGTTTACTGACCTCATTACCGATGAAAATAAACGAGTGTCCGATGCCTACCACAAGGCAAACGATAAGAAAGAGACAGATAAAATTACTGAAAAAGTAATTAATGATCTTGAAGACGACCCTGCTACCATCCTTGCATCCTAATGTCTAACTCTATATTAAACAGAGTTCAGATGTTCCTTACAGAGGCCAATACGGCCTCTGTACAGGTTTCTAGCACTATCATTCAGGAATTTGGAGAGGCGTGCAAAGCAGCTTTTAGAAGACAGTTTACGGATAAACGAGATAATAAATTTAAAATAAGAATGTCGAGCATTGGCAGACCCTTGTGCCAACTGCAAATGGAAAAAATGGGAAAGGAACGAGAGCCTCTTCCATACAATGTAAAAATGAGAAATCTTTTTGGGGATATGATTGAAGCTGCAGCCATTGCCATCTTAAAAGCATCTGATGTTAGAATTGATGAAGAGCAAAAAAGAGTAAAGTACAAATTCAATGGAGATGAAATTGATGGGTCATATGATGTAAAAATTGATGGTCGTATATGGGACATTAAAAGTGCATCACCAATGTCTTTTGACTATAAATTTGGGGATAAAGGAGGGTTTGACGCACTTTTAAAGCATGATGATTTTGGGTATGTTACCCAGGGATACTTATATTCCAATGCGGAAGAATGTGATTTTGGCGGATGGATTGCCATTAACAAGTCAACGGGAGAATGGTGCATCACTGAGACTCCCATAGCTGATAACGAACATAATAAAAATGCCATTCAAAAAGCAAAGGATAACATCGAGGCATTAAAGACTAACGCACCATTTAAAAGATGCTTCACGGATACGGAAGAGTATTTTTACAGAAAGAAAACAGGAAATAGGGTGCTGAAATCAACTTGTGGATTTTGTTCCTACAAGAATGCATGTTGGGGTGATGAAATACAGTACCTGCCACAGCAACAGTCTAAAGCCCTTGATCCTAAATTTGTTTGGTATACTAAAGTAACAAACCCTAGAGTGGAAGATGAGAACTAAAAGCAAAAAGGCTAAAGGCAGACGATTGCAAAACTGGGTTCGTGATGAGCTGCTGAAACTGTTTCCCAAATTGACAGACAATGACATTGTATGTGCCATCATGGGGGAGAGAGGGGTGGACATTAAGCTGTCCAATAAGGCAAGAAAACTTATTCCCTTTTCCATTGAATGCAAGAACCAGGAAACATTTAAAAAATTATACAAGGATTATGACCAGTCAGTGTACAATTCAAAAAATAAAGAGGAGCCGGTTGTATTCATAAAAATGAACCAACGAGATCCTCTTGTTGTACTTGACGCTGTATGTTTTTTAAATTTTATTAGGAGTAAAAATGGAAGATGGAGTAGATAAATTAAACTTTATAACGATTGCAGTTCACCCTGCAGAAGGAGGGTTTGCTTGTTTGGTATTGGAAAAAGACAACCCCCCTTTAACGCAAAGCTATCATATTGCCTTGACAATCGCACATGGAATGGTTAAAATGGCGTTGGATCACCCTGATATTGTATTTGATGAAGGCGTGGATGCCATGACAAACCCACCCACAAACAAGTTAATTGACATTAAAGACGTAATGCTTAACAAGAAAAGGAAGTTACACTGATGAGTACACATTTAATTATACCAGATCCCCATGTTAAAATGGGAGTGTCTAATGACAGATTTATTTGGGCAGGAAAATTTGCCCGTGAGTTAAAACCCGATGTTATAATATGCCTGGGAGACTGGGTGAATATGGATTCCCTATCCCATTTTGACAGAGGTAAAAAAGCTTTTGAAGGACGTAGATATAACAAGGAAATAGAACATGCGGAAGAGGCATTGGATAACTTTAGCCACTATCTGTACACGAAAAAACCCAGAAAAGTTATGTTAGGGGGGAATCACGAATACCGCATTACAAAATTTGTGAATGATAACCCAGAGTTGGAAGGAAAATTAAGTGTTCAAGATATTCCTTTTAAAGCATACGGATGGGAGTATCATGATTATGAAATTCCTGTGGAAATTGATGGTATACTATACTGCCATCACTTTGCTAGTGGTGTATTAGGAAGACCTATAAGTGGTGATAACATAGCTTCGGGGTTATTAAAAAAGAACCATCAGTCAACAACAGCAGGGCATTCGCATTTATTTGACTATGCCGTTCGTTCCATGATAAATGGTAAAAAATTAATGGGATTGAATGCAGGATGTTACTTGAATCATAAGGAATCATTTGCAAAAGGAACGCAACATCTGTGGACTAGTGGTCTTGTTGTTAAAAGAAATGTTAATAAAGGAGAATATGACTTGCAAACAATTAATATTAAGGAGTTGAAAAAAAGATATGAATGATTATAAAGACTATAAACTAATAATTTAAGTTTTGAGATGTAGAATGGAAAAAACAAAAGAATTTTTAAAAAAAGCCAGTGCACTAGTTGCAGGAGATAGAGAAAACGATTATGGGGATAAGGTTCATAATCATAAAAATATTGCCAGGTTATGGTCAGCATATCTGGATACAGAAATTAGGGCACATGACGTAGCCATTTTAATGACTTTATTAAAAGTTGCGAGAACTAAACTCGGGGCTGTTAGTGAGGATACATATATTGATATGTCCGCATACAG